GTCGCTGTCTTTAGCCCACATTTCAAAGATTTCTTCAAGTTTCATGATATATCCATAGATGGAGAGTACTCCATCATATTATACGCTACTATGGTGAATTAGTAAAATTAAAGGGAGTTTATAGTAAACAGCTCATATCTAAAGCCAACAGTTGCTTCTAGATATTCCACGTCAGCAGATGATGTATTAAAATCAACATCAGTTAAACTGTAAGGAAATACATTGCGGAAAGAAAATTCAATATTAGGATTCATAGCAGAAGTCAATATTGTTAATATACCATCAGAATAAATGCCATCGCCAGATCCTTTAGCCTTATTTTTTAGTACAGCATATTGGTCAAATTTTTCAGGAAACCCTAAACCCATCATCCAGTTAAAAATCTCAAGGTAGTTCTTCATATCTTCGTCGATCTTAAATGTAACTTGTAAATCGTTAAACACAATCTTATCACCAGGAATTGGTAGTTTTACAAAAGGTGTAGGCGATTCTACAACACCCAGCGAAATTCCAGGAATTGTTGTGCGAGTAACAAAGAAGTTCGTAGTTGGGAGTTTCTTGATTCTAAAATCAAACCCTAACGGCGAAAGAAAGTTTTTATTTGTAGGTTCGTTTACGACGCTCATAGTAGTTTCCAATATAGCACTTATTATTTAGGTAACAAAAAAGCCACCCGAAGGTGGCTTTTGAGTTTGTATCAACCAAAATTACATTAGGTTGTCTACGAGTAGACGACGGTAGTAAACGTTGGAGTCAACGACTAGTGCGCCAGCACCAGCAGTTTCACCCTGAGCAAATGGGTTAGCTACGATACCGTAACGAGTCTTGAAGCCGATTTTTGGCTGGAAGGTATCTTCACCAACCGCACGAACCATTTGTAGAGGAACGTATGGGCAGTAGAATAGACCAGCATCGAATGCCGAAGCACCTTTGTAACCAACAGTTAGGTAGTTACCAGTGGTGTATGGATCGATGTAAACTTTGATGCGACCGTTTAGAACGCCAGCGAAAGTAGCGCCAGTATCATCAACTTGTAGGTTGTTGCTGTTAAGAGCTGGGGTGTAATCAAGTACGCCAGCCATCTGAAGAGCCGAAGCTACGTCTGACGAGCATAGGATGATGTTACCTTTACCGCGACGGGTACGTTTTGCGATAGCATTACATTCGCGCTCGATTTGGAACATTAGACCTTTGAACTTCTCAACTGACCAACGACCGTTAGAGTCGACGTCTAGGTTGAAACGACCAGCAGTAGTTACACCGTCAGCAGTTGTACCGTCGATCAACGAAGTGCCACCGATTGTAGCTGTTACGTTGATTGTACGAACAACTTCACGATTGATTTCAGCAAGAATTTCAGCCGAAAGAATGTTAGCTAGTTCGGTTTCAGCGTCAAGACCGTGGATTGCTTTAAGATCTTGAGCAAGTTCCATCGAGTACTCAGCTTTTAGCGCACGGCTCTTAGCAGTTACAGCAACTTTCTCGATCGAGAATGCCATTTCAGCGAACTGATTGTCAGCATTCGAACCCATTGCTTCAGCAGCACTAGTTGACATACCACCACTGAAGTTATACTTTTCAGCAGTTGGGTTGGTGTTTACGCCAGGAACAGTACCAACGTGCTCAAGACCAATAGTATTGGCAGCGTTAGTTGTGTTACCTTGGTTACGAGCAGAGAACGAGGTGTTAGCTTCGTTGTAGAATGCTTCGGTGTTAGCTTGATCGGTGTAACGCGAACGCATTGCAAAGATTAAGCCAGTTGGACCAGTCATTGGCTGAACACCGCAGATGTCATAGGCGATCATGTTTGGCATTGCGCGACGAACTAACGAGATTAGAACTGGATCGTAAGTGTCGATTGCGCCATCAGAAGCTACAGAGCTTGATGAGCCCATTGAGTTGGTTGGGGAAGATTCAAGCAACGAACGTGGTGAGAAACCACCATTTTCGCGAAGAGCTTTCTCTGTATTTTCTAGAAGGGTAGCAGTTACAGAACGACGGTGTGAGTCTTTGATTGGTGACAAATCAGCGTGTTCTAGAACTGGTGCCCACTTGTTTTGGATTTCTTCGTTAAGATACATCTTTTTTCTCCTGTCCTTTGAAATAGGAATTGGTATAGTTATTTATAATAATCAGTTCTTGACTGTACGCGAAATAGCAGCTACGTATTTGTTGATCATAGGATCATTAGATTTCTTAGCTGTTTCTTCTTGCACGACTTCAACTTCTTCCGTAAGCTGCTGTTGAGCTTGTGACTCTTTCTTAACAGACAGATAGGATTCTTTGATAATGCTTAGTTTCTCAGCGAACTCTTCAACAGAACCAGCGTCGATGCTTTCAGCAAGGGTAGCTAGTTTATCTTTCTGAGTATCGGTAAGACCTTCAGCAACTTCAGCGAATGCCTGCTCAGCCTGATAAGACGCTACTTGTTCAGCAATTTCTAAATTCAGGTTGATTTGCTCATTCAGCTTTTCTTCCAACTCAGCGATGCGAGCGTCCATAGACTCAACGACATCAACTTTGTCTTCAGGGATCTCGACGTAATGCTCGACAAAAACTTCGCGCATACCAGCGAGGAAACTTTCCATGACTTCGGCACGAAGACCGCTTTCAATAGCAAGTTGGTTATCTTCGACCCATTGTTCAACAACGTAGTTTAGGTAGCTGTTTACTTTCTCGGTCAATTCGTCAGCAACTGCTTCTACAGCTTCAGCTAATTGAGCTTCAAACTGTTCGTCAAGTTGCGCTTTGTATTCGATAGTGCGAGCATGTACAGCTGCTTCAAAGATAGTTGTGGCTTTGTCTTTGAATTCTTCCGAAAGGTTTGCACCTTGGAAAATAGCAGCAACATCTTCGCCAAGTCCGCCAGGATTATTCAACTTTGGCATTGGGTCTTGTTGCTTCGAACCAGCTTTTAGTGTGCCTTGATTTGCCATACCAGCATGGAATTGTGCCAATTTCTTAACTGGCATATCGTATGCTGCTTTGACGATATCGGCGATAATGCCCGACTTGCTTAGAGTAGGCATTGGATCTTTGCCATCCTTCTTGTCAGCTGGTCGCGAATTATCTTTGGTTGCGACTGGATCAGGCACCATGGCGTCAACGCCATACGATGACTGAAACTCTAGAAGATCGTCGCCTTCCAAGATTTCGTTTTCGTTATTACTCATCTTTACTCTCCTGCGTGGATTGCTTTAGTTTATTATTTATAAAATCAAATCTTTAGAAGGAAATCGTTCCAAACTTTCAGGACGGTTTCTTCTAGCTTTTTCTTGTTTGCGGAAGAAGCAGCTTTGTTGACTTGTGCTTTGTAACTCTCTAACTGTTGAGCTTTGAGAAGTCCGTTGTCCCAAACCCATTCTACTCCTTCCATGATTCCGTTTACGAAAGCATCTGGAGCTGAAGGATCCGCTACAATATCTGCGGCAGTTGCAAGATAAAAGTCATCTTGGACTTCGTTAATGCCATTTCTTGGCTTCAACGAACCCATGCCACGTGAAGAAACACCAAGTTTAACACCAGAATTGATTAAATTCTTAGCGATATTACCCATAGGTGTTTCTAATATCTTGGCTTTGCCGATATAGTTGTTTCCTTCTTTCTTCAAATCAACAATCATGTGTGACACACGATCTAGATTGATTGTAGGACCAGCAGGATGACCTAGTTCGCCCAAAGCGCGATTAGTACCAACAGCTTCTTTCATGTAACGAGCGACTTCGCGATCCATTACAGCTGAAGGATATTTGCGTCCATTTCTATTTACTACTTCAGCTTGTAGAAATGGACCAGTGATATAAAGATTCTTACCACCAGCTTCGTTAGCTTCGGTAATAATCTCTAGATCTTCGATTGTTTCGGTAATAAGTTTCATTGCTTATCCTTATGCTAGTGTTGATTGTTTTTTCAATTCAACATACACAGTAGCATTATTAGCGTAGGTAATTACAACGTTGCTAGTTGCTAATTCTGTTTGTGTAATACCAACAACATCAAAATCCCAATTACCGCCACCTGTTAAATTAAACAGCAAGGTTCCGCCAGCATTACCACGACCAATAGTGACATTACCCGACCAGTAAACTTTGCTAATATGCATAGCAGTTACGGTTTCGTCAGCTGTGGTGTTTGCAGTTGTTAATGTAATTGTTTCTGTGCCACCGTTTGAAGAGTTGGCAGCAATTCTAGTTACAAGTTTGCCTCTTGGCTGATTGATATAGATTGGCATATTAGTTCCTTACAGCAAATGTGTATTTTTCATGCCAGCTTTACGCAGATGGTGCTTAATAACATTACGCACATCTGTATCTGGTCTATCTTTTGCGATTGCTTCGATCTCATCATTTAGTGGCTTGTGGTCGACGTGCTTAGAAATATGTTTCACAGCATCTCTCGCTTCAACACGATTGCGCATCAACTTCTTCAAACCACCAAATGCTTTTGCGTGACGAGTTGGATTGCTAGAACCCAACTCACCGCCGACATTCACTTTCTCGTGCTTACCGAATCCGCCAGGAAATCCTGGACGACCTGACTTGTTCTTTTGCGTGACAAGGTTTTCGCCTGTCTTGCGCATCAAGAATGCAGCTTCGGTCATGAATTCAGCAAATGATTTCATCGTTTTACAGTTCCGCCTTGAGCAGCTGCGT